TCTCAAATACTTTACCCGCCATAGTTCCTCCTTTCTTTTAAATTTATATACGCAAAAAGCGCTTGATGGATTAGTCCTCTTCCTCCCTCAAGCGCTTTTCATCTTCAAGAACAAATTCTAAATCGTCTATCCAATCTGCTATTTCAGCAATTGGGGTAGACATCCAAAAGTCTATGCCTCCGCATTCTCTAAGCCGGATGGCAATTCTTCGGCATTGTTGTCCGGGAGAAGTCCCATTTTCTCTACCGAACCACGCAATAAAAAAACGCTTACCTCTGCGCACATTTCAGTGAATTCAGAGATTGGCATTGTCAATAATACCTTTGCGCTTTCCTTTAAGGCTATGGCGGCAACTTCTGCCTGAAACCGTTTAGAAAAAGTAACGTCTGGAGTCATATCGCCTTCACGGCGGACACGAAGTTCCGCCTTTGTAAAGTCAAACCCAGTTAAATTGTTTAAACCATCAATTAGTTTTTCGCGATCATATGTAGCCATTATTTACCCAATGCCTCCCTTACAGATGCCAAGTAATCAACACCATTGATTACACAAACATAGTTGAATTTATCAATTTCAGTACGAGTTTTACCACCAACAGTCATTTTGAAATATACAATTTCAAACTCTGTAGAGGTATCGGTTTTACTTGCCTGTTCAAATTTGCCAAGACCGATTTTCTTAGGCATCACTTTGGCATATACGCTAACCGCTTCCGGTACTAATTCACCTTTAGCAGAATCATATAATTGTTGCGCACCACGAATTTCGATATCATGCACCTTTTGACTAGCAAGGTCGGTCACATCTTTATCAATGGTATTCCATTTAATGGACATATTCATTGCCTTAGTTTGACCGAGTACACCCAAATCAACTTCGCCGGCAATGCCTGCGCCCTTGATGGTATCGCTGATAAATTCGATATCAGGTAAGGTTACATCGGCGTAACCATATAATTCTCTGCCAGAGCTAAAAATGGCAAAGTCAATCAACTTATCTCTATGTTTAGCCATGAGTTACCTCCCTTTTTAATTAAATAACGTGCTCATGTAAGACGAATCATATTCTTGGATGAAGTCGATTTCACGAGCTGGCGTTGGAACGCCTAAATATACATGGAATCGATAAATTCCGTTCAACAAATCTGTTGTAGGGTTTTCAGATTCCAAAAATTCAACGCGGGCCCCAAGAAGCGCACCGGATGCTGTATGCCCATTTAGCCACGCATTGGCACTATTCACTACGTTATTAATCAAACGCTTGTTCCCTGGGTCGTCAATTTTAGACCAGAAGGAAGTAATCAACGTATTGGATACCCAGTTAAACATACGGCGTACAGGAATAAAAGAATCCTTAACATCTGTATTAGATGGGTACGCTGTGGTACGATTGCCCCAGGCTCTCCAGCCACCGATGAAATTAAGCGCAGTAACGACACCTTGGCCGTTCAAATATGCGGCTTCATCTGGGCCTAAATAGATTTCAGTACTGTCTTTTAATACAGCGCTATCCGCTTGCAAGGACTCATTAGATGGAGACTTATAAGGGATATCGTCATATTTGGCGTCTGTTTTAGCCATAAGACCTGCGAGTTGTGTGGATAGATGGAATTGGCGATTAGCTAACGCTACTTTTGGCCAACATAAGATTTGACGTTCGTCGACGTAGTTCTTTTTATTCTTCCATTCGCTAACTGCAGTTGCTTTTTTAATTTCATCTGTTGGTGCATCGCATAAGGACATAGCCTGGAACATACCATTAATAGTAGTTTCTTTTGCTTTCATAACTGCTGCTACAAGCGTGTTATGAGACCAGCCCGGCGCCAATAAGTTACCAGGGATTAAGCCAAAGCGAGGGAATACTTCATTAATAAGTTCCAAACCTTTACGCTTACCTTCTGTATCCACACCGCCTACGATATCGTCGGCAGTTACCATAGATGGGTCTACATAATCATAAGTTACCCAAACAGATGTTGCGCTTTTGAGTGCGCCTGTAGCTACGATGCCAATCAACAATTTGCCTTCATCGTTAAACGCCGCTGTATAATCGACATTGATAGTGGCTGCCGCACCCCCATTGGTAGCAGATACCTTTAACGTGTTGAGTAATACAGGGTCTTCAATGGTTACGACTTTGTCCTGAATTTGTTTTTCAGTAGACGCTAATGTCTTCTTATGTTTCTTCGGATCAAGAACATTGATAAAAACTACTGGTGCCATTCCAAATAAAGAGAATTGGGAGTACATAGCTTCGCATAGCGTGTATTTATCCCATTCTTTAGAGTAGCCCAATTGAGTAGTGGCAGATGCGTAGTTATAGCACAATACGGCTTTATTAGCTTCCGCAGGGTCTGTAGCTAAGTGCACAGGTGCGGTACCAACATATACCGGTAAGGCTGCCGTAGCTTCTGTCATAGAAATAAGGGAAGTAGGTACCTCTCTTGTATAAATTCCGTGTCTATAGTTTCCCACTATCTACGACCTCCTTTTTTAAATTCAAGGTAAGCAGTGTTCATCGCTGTACCTTCTGTTGCTAATTCTTGCTGTGCTTCTGCAATCTTATTAATTGGCACAAACAACAAGCGTAGCATTGCTTTATCTTCACCTACCGTAGCAGGAATGCCATCAATATAAACGGTACCTGTGGAAAGACCTAATTCAGCACTATTAGGACCTAAGTAGATTACTTGTTTAGCATCTTTAAATGTAACTGTTTTTTCCGCAGTCTCAATTGCTTCATTTACAATTTCAACTGGTGCATCAGCTTTTGCCATTAAATAATCATCTCCTCTCGTATTTGTTCGATATCATATTTAACTGTCATAAACCCCTCCCAATACGGATAGGCTTGATCCGGAGGGATGTCGGTATCAATTCCGTGTTTATCATCCATTACTAAACGGTACCGCTTAGCAATAACGGGATGGGCCAGTAGCGCTTGCCTTGTGGTTTCTAAGAAATTGGTAATCTCCATCCAGCCCTTTTCCACATCCTCGGAGTATACGCCGTGGATTAGAAATAGTTGGACAGTTGACCCCTGCAAGGTATCCTCAATCTTATTAATGCGAATAACAAGATGTGGATATTGGTCCTCCCTGGATGATTCTTTCATTTTTAAAAATCCCGGTACAACTAATAAAGGATTCCCCTTTACTTGTGCGTCATCGCTAAAGTAATTAGCGTGCACCTGTTTTAGGAACGCCCCCAAATCGGTTGCTAATTGCGTAGGTGTCATCGATTACCCTCCTATTAATGTGTCGAGCGCGAGTTCCATTTGCTTTTGCAATTCCTGCTCTGCTTTATTCCCAACGAAAGCGGATATCTTGGCGCTACCAAGCATGCTCGGTACCGACGGGCCGTGAAATTGCCCTATCGGATACCTGTCAGCACCTTTACGATACATCGCCCCAATATGTCCACTTCTCATACGAGCAATAAAAGCATTAGGGATTGTTCCTCCGCCACCGTTCCGCATCACTTGTGCTATAACGGTACGACCTTTCCGCTTAGGTGGGCGCTTTGGTGTAACTCTGAATTTAGTAAGGGCTATTGGTCTACCTTTCGAACGAATAAAGGCAGATAAAGTCGTTCCCGCCTTATCTACCTTTATGGTTTTATTAATATTCGCTTTAGTAATTAGGTATTCTTCGTTAACACGATCAACTGTAGCCTTTTTGATTTTAGGCAACGCTTTGTTGATAGCTTTTGCAGTAGTCTTCGGAGTACCAACAACTAATGCGTCTATCTTAGCCAACCCGTTTTTAAGCCCTTTTATGTCAATAGTTACACTCACGCGTTATTCCCCCTAAGGACAATGCTTAGCATACCCATGTCATCTTCGCATGATTGAACCATCATGATGCGGCCGTCGAATCGAAAGATTTGATTGTACTCTGGCACTTCAGGTAAATCCCGCTTGGCCACGTGTACTATAATCGTATCGTAAATCAACCCGTCAATATCCTGGCCCATGATTTCGACATGCTGCTTATCGGTAAGACCTTCTGCCACTGCATAGCACTGCGTACCATTTAGATTATGTACTTCGGCAAATTCATCGGAATTGATAAACACCTTTTCAATGTCATTTTGCGCAAAGTCCTTAAATCCCATGATTATTCACCTAAGATGTCGATGAGTTCTTCACGAGTAGCGTTTTCCGGAACATCCAATTGTTCAGCAGATGCCATTTCGCGAAGTGCTTCATCGGATAAGAGTTCCAAATTGACGTCCGCATCGGAAGCAAGGATATCGGAAATCATGTCCGCCTTTGTGGCTTTGCTTGAAAAATCTAGTCCAATAGATTTACCATAACCCGCGATATCCGCATTCGTCATAACGCCAAGAGCTGCGGCTAACGAGTCTTCTGCATTGTTTTTATCATCACCAACTACAACAGCTGCGCCTAAACGAATTAGGCGCTGTTCTTCTTCTACAGTTAAATCGGAGATAACATCACCGGGATTATACACATAATCGCCGGTATTAATCGCATGCTTTGCTTGTACAGGCATTAGTCTTACCTCCTTTCAATTACAATACGTCCGCTACAAAGTAGGAATCTACGTCAAATGGAACGTAAATAGGGCGAGATTGTAATTCTAAGAATACCGCATCTGGGTCATGATTAACAAATCGACGTAATACATATTCGCCTTCATAGGTTACAAAGTCCATACCATCACCAGGGATGATTGTATTCGCACCATACAATTTAGTAAATTTAGCCATATCAGAAGCTACCAACAATTTACCAGTAGGTACCATTTCCTTTTCTTGGCCGTCTGTTGGATCTACATAGTAATTATCATAAGTAAACACATTACATTGAATTTGACCGCCCATGAAGCCAACATAAACAGCGCCTTCCGCCATTTGTTCGAATTGCAAAAGGCCCATTTCTGTACGACGATTATCAAATAATGCCAAGATTTTTTTATCAGAAAGCATTACTTCTAATGTTTCGGAGTTCATAACCAACGTATTAGGGCTAAAGCCGGATGCTTTCAAACATTTCTTTTTCCATTTGATAATGTTAGCCACAATTTCTGCAGCAGATTGGCCCCAACGTGCAGTACCAGATAATGTTTCTTTATTTGTAAAATTAAAGTCTACAACGTCATCAATGCCTTCGCCTTTGATGTGTGCCTGACCATTGAGTAATACGTCCGCTGCCATAACTTCTTGAGAACGTACCAAGTTATCCTTTAATTCTTGTGTATCCTGCGCCAAGAGTTGGATAGCACGTTCTTCAGGAGTTACAGTGCCTGCAAATGGCTGTTCACCTGCTAAACGAACCTTGATATCATTTTCTGTGATAGGGCGTTTTTCTTTCTTTTGCGCAGGTTTATACGTGGTTGTAGTCATGCCTGTGCGTTGAGATAAAGGTGCCGTAGAGTTAGGTGCCACCCAAGGTGTAATAGTACGGCGACCTTTTACAATGTCAAATGAAACTGTTTCTGTTAAGAATGTTTTTGTATCTTTGAAAAATAAGTCTTTCAAAAAAGATGGCACATCGGGAGTACGACGAACCACCGCAGCAAGTGTTTTTGGTGCGTAAATATTATCCATGTATCCTCCTTATTAACGGAAATAAATGTTGCGGGCTTCTGCTTTCGCTGTGAAGTCTTCCGCTTTTTTGCCAGAGGCAAATACTAAATTCGTTGTAGCGAATTCACCAGTTACTGCAATTTCTGCTACTACGTCGCCTTTTGTAGCGTCAATATCAGCTAATGCTACGCCGTATACATCAGTATCTGCGCGTTTAGCTTTTTTAGAAGCAGCTTCTAATTCTAATACTGTGCCCGCCTTAATTACTGCGGCATCTTGACCGATTGTTACTTTCTTAGTAACGACTGGCATTTGTGTGCCAGCAATTAGAGGTTTATACTCTAACTTTTGTTCTTCCACGTATGGCATATTGTCTGCCCTCCTTATTTCTTATTGCGTGCTTTCATTACACGATCAACAATTTGCATTGTTTTTTCGGAATCATCGATATCCTCGTCAAGCACTTGACCAGGGACCGTGTCAACTTGATTAGATGCATTATTAGCATCTTGCATTAATTGTTGTAATTGATTAGTTGGTTGTTCAGGTTGTGGCATATTGAGTAATTCAACAGCTACATCTTGAACAGTAGCGTATGTTTCATATTTTGCACGATTGATTACCTCTGCGCGTGCTTCATTATTAATCCCATCAAGGGCTTGTAAACGTGCACGTTCAGCAGCAACACCTGCATTAAACACTTCATCATATACGTCCGCATAATCTGTACGTAACAATTCAGCAGTTACTTCCATTGGTTCCTCTCCTTTCTCTTCATATTTATCAACAGGCAACCCTTTGAGCACATCCATACTCATCGGTAAGCCATTGACAATTAAGTCAGTGCCTTTACGGCATGCAACCATTTGCAAGGATTCATCTACACTTGTGCAGAACCCTTTCTCTAATGCTTCCCTTGCTGTTAACCAGGTTTCATCATCCATCATGGTTGCGATTTCTTCACGAGTTAACCCTGTGCGGGCCTCGTAAATATCAATAAGGTTTTCTTTTGTTTTACGTAACGATTCTGCGGCTTTTTCAAAATCATCCGCTTCACCAAATGCATACGAGCTAGGGTTATGAATCATCATTTCACTACCCAGAGCCATATGAATTTCATCACCTGCCATTGAAATAATAGAAGCAATGGATGCCGCTAGGCCTTCGATGATAACAGATTTTTTATTTTTCAAGGCGCGCAATCGGTTGTAGATTGTAACGCCTGCAGATACTTCACCGCCTACAGAGTTAACATGTAATACGATGTTTTGAGACGGATCCAAGCCTTGGAGTTGTGATAATACGTTAGAAACGCCTGTATCCTCGTCCCAATAACTGGCCCCGTTCGTGACTACGCCGTAAATATCGACGTCAATCGTCTCCGCTTCCTGAATCAGATTTAGCGGAGTTCGAATTTTGAACTGAAATTTGTTGTCCTTGTTCATTCAACAAGCCTCCTTCATCCATAGATTGGTGTTCTCGAATACGTTGTGGTAAGATTTCATTTTCATAATCCATGCCTGTAAGCTCTGCCGCCTCCTTAGCACGAGTACTAAATGCATTCTTAACACGAATTTCTGCTGCAGTAGCTTCCTTCTGTGGGTCTAATTGGCCTTGTGATGGCCCGTACCACTCAGCACCCAGCCACGCCTCTCGGATGATTGGGTCATCAAAGAAACCTGGCGCGTCAATGCGACCTAATAGAATGGCCATCGTAAGCCATTCCTCGTAAATAGGATTGCAAAATTGAGTAATAAATTCGGCACGTTGCGTTTCAACAGACTTCCAATATTCGAGTAACGCCGCTCTTGATGCGGAGTAACTTTGGCCAAAGTGCTTAACTAATATTTCATATGGAATTTCTAGCGCTGCGCCTACATGACTAATAAGAGACGATGTAAAATCAGCAAAGCTCGAAGGTATTGGCGTTTTTTCGGCCACATTCACTTTTTCACCAGGCGCCAATACATTTACCGTACCGTTACCTAATTCGATTGTTTCATCGCTTTCGGCATCCACTTGATCATCTTCATCAATTGCTGTCCCCAGCGACATATCGTCCGGGGCTTCCGATTCGATGAAGATTGCCATCAAAGCGTTAACTAATACTTTCATAACTTCCGCATCATTGTACCGACTAAGCACTTTCAAGTCCTCAATTACCGGGGACAATATCGGAATACCACGCAACTGGCCACTTCGCTCAATCGTCATAACCTGAATGATATTCCGCCGTCCGGTTTGTGCTCCGTACTTTGGAATATATGTGTAGTCATGATCATCGTTAAAAGAGTTGTATAGCTTATTCAGCACATAGAAACCAACAGCCGCACCGTATTTATTAAACTTAACACCGTGAATGACATCGTTATTCTCGTCTTCTTCTCGTCCCATATATTTAGGCGGAGAAGCAACAAGAATTGATTCGACAATCTGCAATCGCAATGGGTAAGGGTTCTTATCTGTTCGATTAAACAGCATCGGTAAATTTACGAATGCATCGCCGTACAACAGCTTTTCATAGTACACTAGGGCCTGAATTCCGTAGAAATCGGTCTGTTCACGCGCATCGCAGTGCTTGGCCCACATTGCAAATTCACGTTCGGTCTTACGTTCCCAAGCGTTCTTCTCGTCAAACGTTAGGCCGAGTTCCTCATAACGGATATTGGCTTTAAACCTTAGGCCCGGGCCAATAACATTGGTTTTATTCGTCTTCAGTGCGCCAGCTGCAATTGGTGTACCTTGTTGAAGGTCTACAGACCTTGCCCGTAGCATCCTAAAATTAGCATCGATATCATGCCTTGCATCTTGAGAGTTAACCAGGTATCCTTTAGCGCTAGACTTAAAACTATTAGCGCCATGATTAGAATAGCCTGAGTTTGTTTTACTCCCAGAATACTGCGTTGATTTGTGCCTTCCTGCTGCGGTTTTCATAAACTGCTTCTTGCGTTTACTCATATATCACGCGGAATGACACGATAGGCACGACGTCGAGGTCTATTCTCAAGCCTTGCTACTTCATTGCGCCAAAAGTTGATGCGGTCTTTTACTTCCTGCACATTCGCACGAGTTAACCGACGATTACCTATGGTGTATTCTTTGCCTGTTGCCAGCGCTAAATCCGCTTCTAGCCAAGCCTGTAAATGCTCTTTTGCCTCATATATTGTCCATTCTGCCATCCTTTCACCTCCTTTCACGCATTAAAAAAGCGCCCATATTGAGCGCTTAGACTTGTGCCAGTCATAGATTGGAACATCATGCTTATTAAAGCCTGCGTTTCCACATCCGTGTGGCACAATATCTCCATGTGTTTAATATCATGAGCTGATATATTTAGGCCTTGCCTATATTTATATAAAAATTCTGGCATTGCCTTTTCTATCATCAAATATAAATAATAAGGGATTACATTTCTTGGCTGAATCACTACATATTTAGCATCAACTTGTTGTGCTTCTTTTAGATATAGCAATTCACCTTTACTAGCAGATACCTGTAAGCAAATGCAGCCTTCTGGATATATTTGATTCTTCTTCGGCCGCCCTAGTATATCAGCAACTCCCGTAATTTTAATTTTCTTGTAATTTTTTAACATTACACAAACATCTTTTGAAGTAGATACTTCTTAACATCTTCTATTTTTTTTATCACGGCTTCTTGCTCCTCGACTGTACAAGCGCTATCAGACGATACCAAAAATTCTGTAAATTCTTTTACAAATTCATCATGCTCTTTCTGTGCGTCCGGATCCGTACAAACTAATTGCTTTAACATCTCCGCAATTTCTAATCCCAAAGTACGGCTTTCTCGATTAATTTCGTTTAAGTCTTTAGCGAGCTGTACAGCATCCGGTATTTCTTCAGGCTCAAAGCTGTCAATGTAGCGTGGAATATTCAGATTATAGTCATTATCTAAAATAGTAGACACGCTAATGTTACTAGAATATCGCTCTATTTCTGCTCTGGCCTTGTACGCTTTAATTACTTTTTCCACCTGTTCGGAGGTCATTACATTTTTATTTTTGTACTTAACGAAATCTTTTTGTGCATCAATAAATAAAATATCGGTGTTGGATCGATTTTTCTTAAATACCAATATGCATACGGGTATCCCTGTATTCGTAAACAGATTAGAAGGCAGCCCTATGACCGCGTCAAGTAGATTATCCTCAATAAGCTTACGCCGTATATCGCCTTCTGCTTGCCCCCTAAAAAGGACACCACGTGGCAATATAAAGACCGCTGTACCCGATGCGTTCAGCGAATATAGCCCATCAAGTATAAAAGCAAAATCGGCTTTACTCTTTGGTGCCAACTTATATCCTTCAAAGCGTTCATCCATTTGCGGAGCCCAAGATTGACTATAAGGTGGATTACTAATCACGGTATTATATTTTTTACTTTCTAGCATATCTACTTTAGCCACTTGGCCAAAGCCAGATGCTGCGGATTCCACTTTATAGTATAAAAGCTCTTCATTGGTAAGAACGTTCTTCTCTACTACTTCTGCATCGATATTGGCCATTAACAGATTAAGCAGCATAAAGGCTATTGCGTTTTTTGAATACTCCTCAAGCCTTAGTGTCACGGTATTATCTGCCTTAAATTTGGCTAAGGACAAACCGCCAATCCCTGCGCACACATCGCGAACATCACCGCCAGGGGTAATACCTCCGATTATATCTAGTACACATTGTGGCGTGTAATCTTGCATATAGTTTTTTCTATCTGCACTATGTTCTTCAAATTCAGCAAGTAACGCTTCATACGAATAGTACGGTTTTATCGCCTTCAAAAGTACCGAACGGGTATTCGAATCTAGCATCGTCTTTGTTAGAGCGGTAGGTATTTCGTGCACTTCACGAATATTTAATTCTTCCATAATCCTTTGTAGGATTGTCATAATCGAATTCCTCCTCCCCTAACACGTCGTCTCGTTCGTTTCTTCGGCGCATCGCCCGCTTTCACTACACGGGTCGTATTCTGATACGGCGTATACTCTTCCTTACTATTCCGCGCCTCTAACGCCTCGAAGTTCGGGTTCATAATTGCAATAGCAGCTTGATTATAGTTTCTAATATCAAATGGTTCATTTCTTTTTCGTCCCGGGCGTAGCACCCATTGTTCTTTAAAATGGCCACTAACTAATTTAGACACTTTCATTTCTGCCAACAGACCTTCAAAGTATTTCTTCCCATACCCTTTTTCATGATCTTTTGGGAAGTGGCAATACCTCGGCTGTCCTTTTTCTTGGTTTAAGTCACTATAAATTTGTTCCTTGCCCGTATCTACGCCGAGCTTAAATAATTTAGTTTTGTATTTTTTCAACTTAGTAGGCAAGCCGTCAATCAGGTCTTTACCTGCACCGCCTACGCCTTTGATAGGGTACACGCGCTTATGCCATCTAGTCGAGCAGTACTTATATACCGATTGGGTCTTACTACCACCGGAGTCAATACACGTAACGGATACGCCCCTTTTTCTACCATCAGCATAAGACCATGTACGATTTAAAATAATATCGTCTAATTCTTTCCATACGGCGTCGTAAGCAGGGTCTCCATATAATCTGAAGTATTGTATACCCCAGCTCTCATAATCTTTCCCCCAGCCGACGATTTCGCATTCCAGACGATCGTCCTGAGTATCGACACCACATGTTAAGAGTAGAACACCGTCCGGCAACTCCGCGCCGTAGTCTTCTCTACGTTCGTAGAGCACTTCAGCCTGCAGTGTTTCGGTATCCTCTTCATAAGGAACTCCCATTTCTGTATTAAAGAATGTCATGATGCCGACAGTTCCGAGTTTAAGTGCTTCCTCATATTTACCTTGGAGTTTTCTCCAAGATGCCCAAGGCGAGCCAAACGCATTCATGTGAAAGCTTCGGCAATTGTACTTCTTTAAATTCTCCGGTGCTTCCGCAATCCATTTACCCTCTCGATACAGTTTCTTCCATTCGAACTCTTCGGATAGTGTTCCGCAGTGATCACAGGCCAAGTAGTACTTGCCTGTGTCCTCGTCTGCGTGGAATTTATCCCACGAAGGATATACATATTCACCACAAGCAGGGCACTTAATATGCCACACCTCTTGCGTACCGCCTAGATACAATTTCTCTATCCTACTGGTACCTTTGGCCAATGGCGTAGATGCGTACACGTGCTTTCGATTGTAGAACGTATTAGTACGTTTTTCTGCTAGGCTCAAAGGGTCGCCTTCCGTGCCTGCTGATGCTGGATAGCGGTCAATTTCATCTGCCAGTAATACACGAATTGGCCTGGATGCCAAATCTGCCGGAGCGTTCGCACCGACTAATGTCAGGTAACCGCCTGGAAAGGTCTTATTCAATACCGTATTGCCACTGTCCCGAGATTTTACATCGGCCATTTTATCGTTCAGTACTTTTGTGTCACGAATAAAGGGAGCAATACGAGTTTTGGAGAATTCTTTAGCTATATCTTTGGTTGGCTGCATGAACATAATTGGTGATGGAAAGTAGTCAATAAAATAACCCAACACATTTTTAATGAGCTGGGTTTTACCAATTTGCGAGCCTGTCATATATACTACTTTTTCTACATCAGGGTCACTCACCGCATCAAGCATTTCCTTTTGATAAGACGCCCTATCGGTGGAATACTTCCCTGGTTCAGCGCTATCCTCTGTGGAAAGCACCACATTAGCGTTGGCCCATTCCGACGCAGTAAACTTTGGCGGCGGCTTTAATACACTGGCCAATCCTTTAAACAGGTTGCATGTGTGTTTCAATCACCTTCACCCGCCTCATCGTCATCCACAATGATGTCATCAGATTCATCGTGGAACATGTTAGGGTCATATTCAGACAATTCCGTTAAGCACTCATTCACTTCATCAAGAAGTGCATCTTGAATGACTAACAAATTTGTCTCCCCTAGCACTTTAGGCGCTGCTTTTAATGGTAACGCCTGGAGCTTACTTTTAAAGTTATTCAACATTCGATTCATTACGGCTTTAACTGTGTTCGAGCGGTGCAATTCTCCATTCATGATCTTCAGTTTGTTTTCTTCAATCATCCGTTTAGTTCGAGTTAACAAAGTTCGTTCCGCATCATACCCGCCTTCACGTGCTTTCTTTTCGAGTTTACTTTCTCCGGTTTTATACGCAATAAACGCTTGTACTGTTTTCGCAATATTGTACTGTCCGCGTTTTTCCTTTTCGAATATACCGTCCTCGGTCAACTGCTGAACTCGTCGAGAGCTGATTCCGAGTACTTTTGCCACAATTTTAGATGATACTAATTCGTCAACGATTGTTACGTTCGTCACGGTCCCGCCTCCTTTCAAAAGTTGACCATTTTTGAAGCCGAACAGCAGTTCGGAAAAATAACTAACTAGCTATTCCGCGGGGTTCGGATGACCCACGGAAAATATTTTTTGTTTGGAGTACCTTTAAGGCCCCCTATTGAAGCTGAGGCCCTAGCCCCCATACATGCCTCCTCGCCAGTGCTGTTTGCGTGAATGTTTCATCATATCTTTGGCAAAGGCTTTGGCTTTGCAATTACCTTTACTGCCAAGGACAATAGCATTAGCAGTACACTTATTACGTTTGTTATGTAAACAATCTTTAATATGGCAAGTAATATCTGTCATACTATTCTCTCCTTTCTATTGGCAGTTAGATTCTATTTTATTTGTAGGCTTAATCAATATCATCATAGGATGGTAGTAATTTGTTATAGTTAAGTACTCAAGGAAATCTCTTACATTATGTATTGGTTGTAGTTAAACAAGGCTATTATATGTTATGTCCAAGCATCTCAAAGGTATCACGAATTTATTTTGATATAGTTTGTTATTTGAAAGGATTACATTTGCATTACGAACAGGTACCCCCTATGATGATATTGATTAAACCTGCATAATGCAAAAGGACGCCAAGTACATCTGGCGTCCTTTTCTTATTCACTTCCTGTGAAGTTTCCCAACTTTCACACCTACAGTATACCACATGTCGATGTACTGTTTTGTACTGTTTTGTACTGAGATGTATCGACTTTTACATCATAGAACGAATGAACCCTACTTCAGTTAGTGCCCGGTCGTGTAATTCTCCTCGCACCCTAGCTTCGCTGTAGCCTAAAATATCCGCTACTTCCTTCCAGTTTTTACCTTGCGCGTATCGTTCTGTTAGTAGCATAGCCAATTCGTTTGGACGCACTTGACTAATCACGCTTCGTACTTCTGCTTTAATGGCTTTTAACCGTTCTATTTCCTTTCGTTGCAATTCAACACATTGCTCGATACCAGCTACTATACCGGATAAATCGCCGCAATGCCCGCCCGATACCCTATCCTTGCTGTAGTCCGTGGCGGACAACGTGTCCGCCTTACGTTCTATCTGTGCCTCAATATCACGCTTAATTGAATCTATGCGGTCATCAATTCGTAATATTTGTTGCATGTACTCTTTATCGGTCACTCTTCCGCCCCCTTGCAATATCTCCATATCTCGTATAGCTTATACTGGTCCTCGTGCTTACGGCTCACCGTCCATGGACTTTTACCTTCAGCATACACAAGCGCGTTACCTGTACCGCCCCACATATCATCAATACGATAGAAATGCCTATGATACCAATGCTTGTTGTCATTTGATACTAATACGCAATCACCTTGTTTAAAGTGTTCCATTCCCCATCACCTCATTGATATATCTATCCAAATACCACCTTGCTTTTTTTAGGTCTTCGAGTTTATCACCCTTGTACCCTGCGCGTGCGATGTACTTGATGACATTACCAAGATGATACGGCAGTTGTTGATCTTCGATAAAATCAATCACCTCAATCTTACCTCTTGTATAATGCGATGGATGGTTTACGGCATCGTGCTTAATATTGCCATACAGTTTATCCTTATCTTCAACAGTTGGCACATACACTGTTAACTTTTTACTGTCTACCT